CAACGTGTTTCTGAAAACGAATCAACACCGTCTTGAACTTTAATTGATTTTACATTACCAATTAATGTGTAACCTGTTCCACCAGTTCCATGATTACTATTACCAATTTGAATATATCTTAACCCTGTCACAGTAGATGGTAGATTTGATATTGTGTAAGAAGTGTTACTTGTATAATCTGAATTTGTGCCAACTTTTATCACACCTGTTGTTGTACTTTGTCTTGTAATTTCAATATAACAATCCCCTGTGGTAACACCAGTATCACCACCTGTGTATAATGATGAAGCACCACCACCATCTGTCCAAAAATTCTTTTGTCCGTTTGCTGTTCCCATTATATTCAATCCTTGCCCTGAATTTTTATAAAACATACAGAATATTCTATCGGCATTTGATGTTGTTGAAATATTTCCTGCTGTATCTGTAAACTGTATGAATATAGCACCATCATTATTTGTTGTTGTATTATTGATATGAATACGTGCCACCCATTTCGTATCAGATAATGCACTTCCTAAATCATGTATTGTACTAGCTATGGTAGATGAATTATTGTATATTGTATAATCTAATTCAGAACCATCAGAATCTATGTATGGATTTCCATCACTTGATGTTCGTGTTGATGTCCAATCACTTGTAGCCATACTTACATTTGTTGTTGTATTCCCAATTACTCTACGGTAAATCTTACGAGTATCTGTTTCTTCATACCTAGTATTTGCAGGAACGTTTGTTAGTGAATCTTTTTCATCTGCATAATTATTCATACTAATTTGAACATCACTTACTTCCCAATTACCTGCGTGATACCCTGACCAACCTTCTAATGTGAAAGTATCTATTGAATCAGTTGTTAACCAATCTGACGGAAAATCAACCGATTGATATGTTCTATCTGCATTTGTTCCATTTGTTCTATCTGATAAAGTAGGAAACATAGTTAAGACTACATTTGAACCATTACCAACAAATCTATAATATTTTGTAGTTCCTGTGGCTTGAAAACTTGTTGTATCTGTGAATGTATTATTTGTGGCTACTGTTTCAACTTTTACTCTAATATACGAACCATTTTCAAAGGCAAACATTAATCGTTTAGCATTACCTGAAATATTTCCATCTGCTGTATTATCAGAACCAAAACTCACACCACTATTATTTGCATTATCACCTGAATTTCTTGTGAATGTAAAATCAATAGTGAAAGTTTTTGCATTGTATGAATTTGATAACGTTCTATATGCTTTGGCATTATTACCACTACCACCTGATTGTGTCATTACAACTTTACCTGTCGTATCAGTTGCAGTTGTTTGTGAAGCGTTGCCTGATGTAGTAAATGATGAATTGAATAAGTCTTGTTCTGTTGTCACAGTTGAACTTTCAGCACTAGAACTTCCTTGCCATCTTCCACCTGAAAGAGCTTCAACCATTGTGAGTTCCCTCACGCAATTTGGACTTCTTGTGTATCGCTTCCGTTTTTACGTATGATACAGAAAAGTCCATCATTGTTTGTGTCAATTTCTTTAACGTAAAATCTTGCATTATTTGCTGATGGGTTTGCAGGTTTAGTTTGAACTGTCATGTCATAGTAGAATCCTGCAAAGTTGTGAACCTCTGACCATGGAGTATCTGAACCACTTGCTGCACTAGCCCATGATGGAATAGAAGCACCGTTTGCAAAAGTTAAAACTTCCCCATCAGGTGAAGCAGGTTTTGCTAATCTTGTTAATACACCACTTGAGTTTCTATAATAAACATCACCAGAAGCGTCTGAACCAACATTGATTACAGGGCTTGTTAATGTTTTGTTTGTTAATGTATCTGCTGAAACTAATGAAACTAATGTAGAACTTGCACCTTTTGGTAATAACATTGTATTTGTTTGTGCTTGTCCATGTGGTTGTGATTTTATTGTTTGACCGTGACTGTTTGCTGTACAGTTTAATGTAATAGCACCATCATTGGTATTTCCTAGAACTTCAATTACACCTGTGCCATCTGAATCTAATTGTAAATTACCATCTGTGTTTGTGACCTCTATTTTGTTTGCGTTCATTGTCATATTATCGACAGTGACTTGACCACCTGTGATTGTTCCTGTTGTTGTAATTGCACTTGCACCATTGTTAATAGCACCAAATCCACTTGTAATAGAACCAGAATCTAATGCCCCTGTTGTGACTATGTTTGATGATCCTGCTGTTGGTGAAGCACCAATATCTGTTAAGACTTCACTAGCACTTCTGCCTTCCATTGTAGTTCCATCTATTCTAATAAAATCATTGTCAACAATACCTGAACCAGCTTTTGTGACATTACCTGATGATATGCCAAAAGTTAGACTTGCTTGTTTTCCATCTAATTGTGTTTGTGCATTAGAAGATAAAGTATTGATATATTGAAATTCTGCACTTGTGACAGTTCCATCTGCAATCTTAGTTGCGTCTATTGCTGCACTTGCTTTGATGTTTGCATTTTCAACATTAGTTAGATTGTTTCCTGTTGCATCTGCATCATAGGTTTTGTTTGTAAATGTTGTAGTAGAATCTGCTGTAATAATTCCAGCTTCACTAGGACTTTGATTAATCCATTTAGATGTCGAATTGTCATAAGCAAGTAAATCGTTATCTGCTATACTTGTAATATTTACGTCACCAATATCATTTAGAGAATTGACTACACCACCACCATATTGAATCCATTCCTTGTTTGAACCGATAGTTCTACACATTAAGATTAATGGACTTGTTGTGGATAGTGTTTCATTTGCTGCTGATAATAGTCTAATCTTTCCTGCACCACCACCTGCGTCATGTGTAATAGTGACAGATGTTGCAGTTGATTTTGCTATAAGATAGATAAGGTCAAATTCGTTTGTGTCTGTTGGTGTAATTGTATTAAGTGTGCCATCTGCTTGAATCTCAATTAAAGTTCCTGTTGCTGCTATTGCATTAGTTGATATTGTTGCTGATTGTTTTGTAAAACCAAGCATACCTGTTTCTGATTTGTCATGGTCAGCGTTCCAAGCGTTAACTGAAACTTGTTTAGAATTATCATTTGATCCTGTTGCTGTGACAGAGTGTGTTGTGACACCATAGCTTGTTCTAGCCAAGTGTTATCACCCTAACGTCAGCGTCCAAGTGACCTGTAATGTGTCCCCACTTACTAATGCCACAGATGTAAATGTGGCTTCGTGACCTAATATTCCTGTTGATGAGGCATTTAGGATTCCACAAAGTTGAACTGCTGAAAATGTTGCACTTGCTGTAAATGTTTTAACCAAAGTTGTGACGTTTGTTCCTGTATTATGTGTAGGACTAGAAATTGCTCTTGATAATCCACCTGAATTAATTTCATTTGCAACTGATGTATGAGTTGCATTTGCACCACTAGAATTTTCTGACAATGCTACAAAATTACAACCTACACCACCTGCACTTGTGTTAGTATAACATTGTGCGTGGAAATAGTCACGTCCTGCATTGGTCAATAAATTATGTTTATTTTTACAAAGTATCTGTTCGTTTTCTTTTCCTGCGTTTTTAATTACTGTGACATAACCATGTATTAGTTCATGTTCGTGTGTGTCATTACCATGATTAACTGAATAATCAAAAGCGTCACCGTTGTTAATATTTTCCATTAAGCTCATTGGTCTTTGCACCCCTTACATACAACATTAGGATATGTTTTACCGTTTTTTAATTTGCCTGTCCAATTAAGTTTGGTTGGTTCACCACAAATAATACATTCGCCTGTGCCTGTGTATGTTTTTTCTACTTTACCAAGATGTTCTATCCATTCTTCGATAGTATTGCAGGAAAAATCATTTTCAAAATCTTTGAATGTGCCTTCCATGTGGTGTGTCATATCAATAATCAATTCCTTTAGGGATATGAGAACTATTCAAGAAGTGGATCACTCTTTAATGGTTCTGTCCTATATGCTCTCTTTACTGCTACTCTTTTGGTTCTGTTTGTTGGATCTGCTGTGAGTATGTTTACAAGTGTGTTGAATGTTTCCTTGTATTTCTCGTCATAGAATTTTGCTGCTTCAAAGTTCTGTTTACGTGCCATGTAAAGACTTGCAACATATTGGTTTGTAGCTTGTTGTGCTGTTGTTAAATTTCCACCTGTTAGTGGTAAAGCTTCTGCATAAGATGTCATTTGATTAGTAAAATATTGATCAGCTTTGTTTCCAAGCTGTTCCAAAATACCGTCCTCACTTTCAACATTTAATGGGACATTAAGCAAATCTTTTGTGTCCTGTAAGACAAAATATGTAAAAGCCATTACTGTTCTGATTCTGCCTTTTCTATTTCTGCTTGTGTCATTTCTCTAAGGGTTTCAGTGTTTCTGACGTTAGTGTTTCCACCACCTTGAATGATACCTTGATGTAGTAATTTGTATAATGCAAATCTATTACCTGTTAAGTTCTTTTCCATAAACTCTGTTCCTGTCATAATAACATTGGTTGATTACAAAGTTAAAGAGAACTAATAAAAAAAAGAGAATATGAATTAGAAGTTTCCTGCTAATTCGTCTAATGCTTCTTTTGTAAGACCATACTGCGTAGAATCAATTCCCATATACTTTATGATTTGACTTGCTCTCATCATGCTGAATTTACAATACCAACCTGATGTGACACCACAATCGTTGCAATAATCACCGTCAGGATAATGAAAGCGTCCTTCACCTTTTGCAAATTTCTTTTCGCAGACATGACATTCTTCTGTCATTTGTGTCTAAACCCTAGTGTTTTACACTGTGCAGCTTCTGTAATGCAAAAGAATAGGTGTCCATCTTCTTCTAGTTTGATGATGTCTTTATGGTCGTCTTTTGCTTGGGATAGAAAAGCAGGTTCACCACATTCAGGACATTTTACACTTACACATTTGAAGTCGCATTTGTTGTCGTAGCATACTTGTATAGTCGTCATTGATTTGAATATTTATGAATACTATTTAAATGTGTAAAAATGGTCAGTTTTGTGTTTTTAGTAAAAAAAAGAAAAAAGGAAAATGGAAATTAATCCAAGTTATTATACGTCTATGCTGAACAACCTGTCATTTTACGTCCTGCGTCATTAGTGGTCTTCAATGGTTGTAAGAATTGTCTAATTACATAACCATCTGCACCTCTGAATGGATCTCTAAATGCTTCTGCAACGGTTGCACCTTCACCTAACAACATAGTTGATTGGTCAAAGAGTGTTGCAACAGTATTTGTAAATCCAACGTCCACTACTGTTTTTACAGTTGGGACTTTTGGTAGGTCGTAAACGTTTCCTGACATTTGTAGGTCGTCAGGTCTTGTTGCTGCATGAATAAACGTGTTTGAAAGATAGTCAGAGATTACTCTTGGGTGAACACACATCACATTTGGTCTGAAATGGTTGTCTGTAATTGTTGAGATTACATCAACTATGTCGTCCAATGGATTTCTGTTTGAAAAGTCACCTGCTGTTGTCATAGCACCCCAATCACCTTTTGCTACTGCTGTGAAAGTTTCAATTTCACTAACGATTTGTTCGTTAGCTGCTTTTGCTAATGCACCACTTGCTTGATCAATTTCAAAGCTCAATGGTTCAATAGTTGCCTTTAATCTACTTTCGTCAGATTCGTAAATGCTGACAACGTTTTTCCACAAACGTAAGTTTGCTTGTGTAAAGTTGTTAGATTTCTGATCTGCTTCTTGTAGTTCAGGAACTTTCTTACTTGCAGAGAATTTGTCTGTGATTGGCACGTTGAGTTGTAATTTTGGAACAGGAACTCTGCGTACAGCGTTGATTGCTGCATAGTCACGCCATTGTCTTCTAATTACTTCGTCCAATAGTTGGATTACAGTAATGTTTGACAATGATGTTGCGTCAATGTTTCCTGAACGATAATCACGTTCTGCCTGTCTAAATGTTTCATAATGGATTGGTTCAATTCTTCCTTCGCCCATTTTCAATTCAGGATTGAGTTTTGCGATAGGTGTCATTGATTGATCTCTACTGAAATCAACACCGTCCTTATCGTGGCTACCCATGTAGAATTTACGGTTGTATGGGGAATAGGTGATTGCTACGTTATTTCGTGCCATCTAAAATCCTAACCTCACTATGATTGTGTCGCCGTCGGCTGCGTCTGTTGGTTCTGCTTCCTCATTTTCGTGACCAATATATCTTCCCAAGTGTGTTTCTGCTGCAAATACACCTGTTGCTGCAACACAGTCAGAGTTGTTGTCTGCCTTTACGGCTTCGCCAACTTTTACTGCACCACCTGCTTCGGTGTAAATGTAGGTATTGCCAACTGCACATCTAATTTCTTTGTCACCTGCTGAACCACTAGAGTTGTCAACTGTTTCAAGAGCAATAAAAATTCCTCTTGCAACTGTTCCAACTGAACTGGTTGCTGCAACTGCACGTCCATTAGCGTCAAGTGCTACTGCTTTACCTGCTGTTAAACTTGTGGAAGCTGCCACATTAAATGATTGGACTTCGATACCTGTTGATCTAGCCAATGCACCTTTTGTTGCTACCATTTTTAATCATACCCCTCGCTTATCTTTTTGAAAATAGAATCGCCTTTAACAGAACTATCTACACTTGCTTGTCTTACAGTAAATCTTGGTTGAGATTTTGCTGATACAATACCTTTGTAGTTTTCTGCTAAGTCGTGTAATGTGCTAATGTCTAGTTTTGCTAGTTTAGCATATTCGACTTGCTCATCAATTTTTCCAAGTTGAGATTTTGCGTCTAAGATTTGATCAATCAATGGATCAACTTCTGCTGATTTGACTTTGGCTTTCAAAGCTTTTAACTCTGATTTCAATGATCTTACTTGGCTTCTTAGGGAAGCGTCTTTCTTATCATCTTCATCTTCGTCAGCGTCTTCTTTTTCCTCGTCTTCATCATTTGCTTTAGACATTTCTTCTTTGTGCTTTTTTTCTTCGTCTTCTGCTCTCTTTGCTCTTGACTTTTTGGATTCTTTATCTTTAAGATATTCTTCCTGTCTGTCTGTCAAATCAAGCTTGTTTTCGTCTTCTGCTTCATCTTTCTCGTCTTTTTCTTCTGCGAAAAGATTTCTTCGTGTCATGTCTTGACTTTCCTTAATTTTTTTGGGCTTATGAGAAGTATCTTTTTTGTATTCATCTTCTGTCACGCCTATCTGCTTCTTCTTTAGCAGCTTTTCTTCTGTAATATTGTCTAATGATTCCTGTGAGATATTGGCATTTTCTGATATATCAGGGCTATTTTCTTTCTCAATGGTGTTAGATTCACCACATTCTGAATAACAAATGGCTAGTGCCTGTTCATCTAGTTCTGTTCCTGATTCAACTTTCTTCTTAATGCAGCGTTCTACACACTCGTTTGCTGCTATGATAAACTCTTTTTTCCCTGCCTTTATTGTGGTAAATCTGCCACACGTTGACCTACTTGCTTGAACTCTTGATAATTGTGATAAGCAGGTTTGTGAACCACCTGCACATTTTCCTTTAATCTCTGCCTTATCAACACCGTATGCAGGATCTTTTACTGCTGCTACGTGTGCTGCTTCAAATGAAGTAATAATAGAATTACCATCACGATATTCCTCGTTAATGTTATCAAATACAATACTTGGTGATACAAAATTAACGTCACCTCTTTTCAAAATTTCTGCTGCCTTTGGGTTAGTAATCTCTGCTAGTCCCCATGCCTTTCCTGTTCTTTTCTCTATGCCTACTTGGATAATATCACCTACTCTGTATTTTTCCTGTTGCACCATTAAATCATCACCACTTGCTGCTGTTGGGTGGTCAAAGTCAGGTGTCAATACAAATGGTTTACCAATAAAGGAATTAAGATGTGAACGTAATGCTTTCTCTGTGACACCCCATCTGTTTAGGTTAAGGGAAGCGTCTAATAGAAAAAACTTGATGAAGTATTTATCATCATTCTCGAACTCGATTAATGCCATGCTATAAAATCTAAATCTACTATTAAGAGAACTATACCTGTGGCTATACCTGCACCTGCAAATGTTGCTAATGCGTCCATAATGTCAGGCTTTCCATGTCCCATATTATCAATCAGTTCCTTTCCTACACCGAAAAAGAACCCTGACAATATCATTGGGAAATATAATACGCCCATAATGCTTAGGGCAAATCCTACAATAAAATGGGCTAGTTTATCATTCATATTTTGTTTAACCACTTTCCAATTAATTCTATACTTGCGTCCTTGTATGGATAATCAGGTATGTTTTTTTGCCATGCGTCATTCTCTTTCATGGTATCTATGATCAAGTCTAGTTTTTTCTGTGTAAGGTATTTTCTATGTTCTAACAAATATTTTTCTCTTTCCTTATCGTTGAGTTTCTTTGATGGCATACCTCTTTGTTTTATTCTGTCACTTGATATGTCTGTGACAATCTGTCCTGTGTCCTTTTCAACATAATAACATCTGCAATTAGGGTGGGTATCGTCAGGGATTACAGGTCTTAATGGATCATCTATGTCAAATTCTAAACCTGCTAATTCGATACAAACTTTATCATCTACCTTGTTATCTCTTTGCGTTGTATAGACTACCTTTGATGGTTTTTCTTCATCAAGGACATCAAACATACTAATTGCATTAACATATCTTGCTAATGCGTTTAATTCTTTAAGATTCATAGTAAATGTTTTCATGGGTTTCATTACCATTTTCATCTATAACCCATTTTTGTGCAGTTGAAGCTTCTTCTTCATTATCTACAATGTTACCCTTATTATCAAAGAATAAAATGATAGTTTCTGTCATTATTGATGAAGTTCCTCATAAGCTTTAAAGTATTGTTTAAGACGTGGATTAACATCTTTTACTGTCTTTGTCCCTGCTATTAATTCTGTAATTGCAGAATGTGTTTCATTTGCATATATTTCCTTTGACCAATTCTGAACATTTTCATTTGCATAGAAATCTTTTTTAGCTTTCTTTATTTCGTCTTTTGTGAAAGCCATTGATTTTTTCATTCTTTTTTCTTTTGCCTTCCATGCGTTATCTATATTTTTTTCAGGGTTAGAAAAACTTGCAACATAATCATTCAGTGGGTAATTTCTAATCTCGTCAGAAGATATGGTATTAGTAAATTTACTAATTTTGTCAGGTGATTCTTTTTTAATATTGTCAAATTTTGCGTGAGCAAGTTCGTGTTGAATTGTGTTATAAATGTGATCTGTTCTGTTCATACCAACACTACTATGTATGTATATTTCCAATTCACCTGTGCCTGAATTGTATGAACCTGCATTTACACCACCAACAGAATAATTACTTTTTTTTACAGACGAAATATTTAGACTACTAATTTGATTACGATCATCATCTGACAAACCATTCCAAGCGTCCCTAACTGCTTTTAATTGTAGGACTTTTTGTGTGGGTGTTGTGGAAATATATTTATCATAATTTTTAAGTTCTTTAGATAAAGAACTACTTATTTTAAGTTGTGATTCATTTCTAAACCCAACTTTACCATACCCCTGTGTGTTTTTTTCAATAGGTAATACAGGCATTTCTTTGTATATTTTTTCCATAACATCTGTGTTATTTTTTGATTCTGTAATTTTTTTTCTTAGTTCTTGTGTTTCCTTAATTGCTTTATCTAATGCTCTGTAATGCCCTGTATCTTTACTATAATTATCACGACTAACTCTAAGATATTCTTCATAATCTTCATTAATCTCTAATTTTGTATTAATCATTTGTTGTCTAATATCCATACGCTTATTGACTAATTCCTGCTTTATTTCCTTTTCCTGCGTTTCTTCTACTTCGTTATCTAGTTTTTCATCTTCCTCGTCCTTATCATCTGCGTCAGGATCTTCGGTGAATTGACCGTCAGGATCTCTAGGGTGTTCGTGTTCTTTAAATTCCGAAGCGTTCAGAGCTTTTTTTTTTCTTGGTCACTGACAAGTCCTTCTATCTTGTCTAGTATGTCAAGCTTCTTTGCGTCTAGTGCTGATTTAATTAATTCACTGTCTATTGCCTTTGCAGACACAGGTGTTTGGTTCATGGTCTTGTTGAGTTGTTTATTGACAATATCCTGTGGTGTGTTTACAGGGACATTGACACCTTGTTGGTCAACCTGTGGGTTTGGGCTTTGTGCCAACTCTGTCTTAAATTCTTCCAAGTTTAGTAATTCTAATAATTGGTCGTCAGGCATATTTGGGAATATTCCTTTAATTCTTAATACTGCGTCCACTAGGTCAAACCATGATTCTATTACGATTGGTTCAAACTCTGCTCTTACTCTGACCTTTTCTAATATGTCACCCATGCCCATCTTGCGTAGGTTTCTTTCATACCATTGTTGAGAAACTAAATCACTAATCCATTCACGTCTTGCTTTTACAACACCTTGAACAAAGAACTGAATCTTTCCGATTAATGTAGCCCTGTTTTGATCTTCTTCCCTACCCAATAATGCACTAGGAACTGCAAAGTTTCCAATGATTATTCTTTCGTAGAAGGAAGCCAACTCTACCATTTCCTTAATCTTAGGATTTAGGTCTAATTCTTTAAACTCAATTTCATCATTTGCGTCAACTGTGACAGCATTGAAAGCACCTGAATTTAATGAATCCAATAATGTAGCAGCGTCATTTTCTGCGTCTGCTTTTGTGCGTCCCATACGCTTCAAAATAAACATACCATATCCTGCCCACATGGAAGTAGTTATTTCAGGCATATCATATTCTACAATTCTACGCCATGCTCTTGCTGCACCTACTATTCTTTGCATTTCAGAATAGCCATACCACATAGTTCTACGTCTTGGGCTATCAGGTCTGTTTACACAATATATCATTTCATTAGGCTTTAGTTCATCTGATGGGAATGTAGTAATTACTTTTTCAAGTGACCAATTCTTTTGGTCTAAAAATACTCTGCCCAAATCTCTTGGGTGGATAATCTTCAAAGCCTGTGGTAATCCGTTTCCTTCAAAGGCTATGACACATCTGCCAAATACTATGGTCATTGTGATAGCGTCCTTTAGTTTCTTTTCAAAGTTAATCTTTTCATCATAGTGAATTAATTCGTTTAGTTCATCTTCATATTTTTTAAGTTCTTTAGATTTCTGTTCATCATCTAATCCATGATCATCAATCAGTTCAAATGTTGGTTTGATACCACCACCAAATGTATATTCAATTAGTTTATCTATTGTTGCACCTGCTACACTAGAACCCCAAGCGTCCTCAAAGAACTCTAAGTCTTGGTCAGTATATGGTGGGTTGGAATACATATTGAGCATTGTATTTGCGTCTAATCTTTTGGAAGCAGAAGCGTATGTTTTTGGAACTATGTCAGGATAAGTTTTCTTTGAGATAGTTCTGTGTGCATTACTCTTGATTGTTGCTGCTTTCTTAGTAGTTTTTTTTGTAGTCTTTCTAGCTACCATATAGGTAAAAATAAAAAAGAAGGATAAAGAGAACTAACTTAGCCCTCTAATTCCTTATCACATAGATATTCAATAATTCTATTGCGATTAGGTAATCCTGAAATTTTGTCTTTGTTTTTGCTTCTAACTCTTTCTAATTTCAGATATACTTTCTTACTAAGGTTGAGCTGATTCCTTTCCATAGTATTCATAAAAATACAGGCTATATAACGTTAATTATACACATAAATACATACATATTCTATTTCATTTATGCCTGAACAAGAAAACCTACTTGTTGAAAAAACTACTATTGTCAAGAACAATGAAACATTGAAAATAAAGGCAGTTCCTTTTGCTAAGGGACATAGACTTGAGATACAGTTAGCAATAAATCCTGACAATCCTATGGATTTGGATAAGACTTTGCTACCTCTTGAAAAGTCAGTAGTCAGACAAGCAGTTGCAGGAATGACCAAGATTGTCGAAGCACCTCTATCAGAGGGTGGCTTAGGTAGTCATATTATCGTTGATGAGTAATCATCAACTTTCTTTTTTTTCTATTTTCTCTTGTTGTGCTTTTATCTGACGCATTTTCCTTTCTCGTTTTTTGTCTAGTTTGACTAAATCTGCCAATAGTCTGTCAAATCTTTTCTGTGCGTCACTAGGCATTGTCTTTCTTTTCGTCCTCTAATTCTTCCATTAAGGTCATAGCCATTACGCTTACTTTTCTAAATGTTGCATGGTCGTCTTCTGTTATCTCTTTCCCACCTGCAAATGCTAATTCAAACCAAGCCATAATTTTCTTGTAATCTTTAATTCTTAATGATAACTCTACACTCATGGTCTATACACTTCCCTGCTTAATGATGTCAACCCATGTGGGACACCTGTGCCATACACATCTTCTTCTTGTATTGTGAATTTTTTACTCACTACTGTCTGTTTCTGTGAAAATCCATCTGCACCTTTAATGAATGACCTGCCAATAAAACACGCTAACATTAGTGCCATTACGGTATCATCATGCTCTGTTCCCTCTGCCCTGTATGATACATTACCTGCTTCTGTAATATGTTCACTGAATATTGCTATCTGTCTTTTCAATTCCTCTACGTCCTTGTTGGTTGTCTTTGGGAACTTTATTCTGTTTTGTTGAAACATTCTCGCCATGAACCATACCATCTGATTCTTTGGCATAACCCTACCTGTATTGATTTTAGATTGGTCTTTAGTTTCTCTAGTGGTGAATGTTGGTATTACATTAGGGATATGGTGTCTATACTTTAGTTCTTCAAAGACGTGTTCACCTGTGTTGTTAATCTCTACCACATAGTAGTTGAATGGTTTCTCATCATGTATCTTGGATATTAAATTCTCTACCTCTATGTATTTTCTGCCAAGCCATGTCTTGACACCCAATACGTGTATGTTATTATTCTTAATCTCAATTCCTACAAATGCAAAACTATCTCGCATTTTACCACTGTCAATTCCTGCTATTCTCATTTTACACACCTACGCAAGTATTGAAGAACCAATTTGTAAACCAATACCAACCACCATCATTACATATCAAAATTTAGCACCACAACCTTTGCAAGTAGAAAATCCTTTACTTGCACCGTCATTCTTTCCCCATGTCCAATTCCAACCCTGTGCCTTCTTGCATTTAGGGCATGGTTGTATGCTCATTCCTTTTCTACCCACACCCATTTGCCTTCTTTCTTAGGCTTTTCAGTTAGGGATAGCAAGTTGTATGCGTTGCATAGTTTGTAAACTAATTTAGTCCTCTCAACACCTTTGAGTTCAGAATAGTATAACTCACGTTTTAGGTCGTCTATTATGTCCTGTATTTGTTGTCTGTCAGGAACTTCCCATTCAGGTTCATTGAATGGATTATGGTTCTTTAGCCATTCACCTATCATTTCTATCACCTATCAGCTTTTCTAATATTTCATGTTGTAGCCCTATGGTTTCTTTCATGTAATCAATCTCTTTTTGCTGCCTTTCAAACAGGTCATGTAATGCTTCTATGGAATTAGCATTGGCTTCCTGTGCTATTGTTATTTGGAATAAGTTTGGTAAATCTTCATCATTTATTTTCAATATTCCTCTACCTCATAATCCTCTGTGGATTCGTTAGTAATAACACCAAAGATACTATTCCTTGCACTTGTAAATTGACATCTGTATTCTTGGTCAACGTCAATGTCTGTTCTCTTTAGTTCCTCGTCCATTTCCTCTTTAGTGTAAATCCACCCTATTGCGTTTGTGTAGTCGTAGTGTAGTTTCTTGTAATCATTCTCGCTTATGCTTATCTCATAGAAGAATCCTCTCTGTGAACGTGGTGTAGATACTAGGAACAAATCAGATTTGTTAGTCATAACGATTGGTTCTACTGCGTCTAATACGACACTATCATCTACCAAGCCAAAGTGTGCAGCTTCGTCAATTAGTATAGCCTTAATCTTTGTATCACCACGTATGGCTTCTGAATTACTAGGCAATCCCTCTATCTCTGTGCCATTCTTTAGCTTGATGAGTAGGTCATTTGAATTACCATCTACTGTTTCCTGTATTGGTTTGAATAGTTGTCTAAGCCTACCCATTACCTTTTTTGTGGTCTTTTCCCTAGTTCCTGCAATAATCATTATCCTTCCTGATTCATACTTGTGAAAAGCTTGATACTGTATTATCCTCAAACATATCTCTGTAAGCCCTATCTGTCTGCTCTTGTTTACGTGAAATTTTAGATGTTTATCTGATAATGCCTGTTTAACCAAATCATCTTGATGTGGCATATACTTCATTGGTAGTAATGTTGCAGGGTGTTGTGGTAATCCTACCCTATGTGAGAAACAACAGTTAGGCTTTTCATTGATATTACCACAGAAGAATTTTAGTTTCTTTAGTTCAGCAGATATGTCTTCTTCTACTGCGTCATGATCAGTTTGGAAGCTTGGATATATGTCCTGTATTTTGTATTCCTTTTTGTGTGTCATGTTCTATTACTTCCTGCGAAGCAGCATAATAAGTGGATAACAGTGGTTGGATTGCTACTATACTGTCTAGTATTTTTTGTCTTTTAGTAGGATCTGTTTCTGCATGATAGTTTTCCCATGAGAACTTCATAGCTGTTTCTAGTTGGTCTATCCTCTCTAGGTGTTGTTCCCATAGCCCTTGCTTTTGTAATTCAAACTTACGCTTTTCAGTAGTTGATTTTAATTTGCCCTTGATACGGTAGAACTTTTGTCTATCCATTTTTTTCTTTCTCTTGTTAGTTTCTTGGTGGTCATGAATCCATTCTAATGAATCTGCTTCGTTTAATCTCATCACCATTGTCTGCATTACTAAAATTTCAGTATCATTTAGTGCCATTTTTTACTCACAAATTCATACTTTTTGTATCAAAAAGGAACTAATAAAATAAAAAAGGAAAAGAAAAGTGATGATTACTCATCAACTATTTCGTATCGGTAGATTTGTTTTTTTTCTTTGTCATAGAAAAAGTCGTCATAGCCAAGACTACTTGAGTTTACATCATACTCTGTTTCACAAATAGGACTACCTTTCATTTTGCCTTTTGCTGAAACTACTGTATCATGTGCTATTGCACTTGATACTGTTTTGATGTAATCATACATCTGATTCCATTCTGTGTCATATTTGCCATTTCCAAACAAAACCATAAAGTTTGTTCTTGTTTTTGACAAACCTGCTTTGACACCATTTCCTGTAAAAAATATTCCTTCTTTGAATCCAAAAGGATTATTCTTTTTTGTGACGTATTTTTTTCTACTTCCAAAGCCAAAAGATTCTGCCTTTAGACGCATTTCAGTGTCTATTTTGTAATAGACTTTTTGTGATTCTGCCATACCCACCCTACAAATGTAGTGTTAATAAAGGTATTCATAGGTATTCATGTTTATATAGCCCTTGTTTGTGGGGTAGTTATGGTAAACCCAAACAAAGTCATTGTAGGCTTGAGTGCAAATGAAGTCAACCAATTTGTAAAAATTGTTGATGATAAGTGCAGAGCTGATAATGATTCAAACCGTAAAGCAGCAAAAAGGGCATTACGCAGAACAGTTGGTTCAAGTGGTGTTTCTCTTAGAGAGGAAATATACCAAAAAGCAAACAAAAGATTTGGTGTAAGCAATTACCACAAAAACAGACAACTAAAAAAGAAAAAGGAACAATACAAAGACAAAAAATTGTATGAATTTATCAACAAATTCATAGCAGAAAATAAAACACAAGCCCAAAAAGACAGACAAGTGTTGTTATTCACATTAAGAAATGTGCAAACACAAATGCAATTCCCTATCCTTGCTGAAAACAATAGAGTAGTTATAATACCATAGCTACTCTATCTTTTCTTTTTTATTTTTGCATAAATCATCATGGCTACTGAAATCATTGGTATTACTTCAATCATGTCCACGCCATACAGGAAAAAGTCTAGCACAGGATTAATGTGGCTAATCATTCCCATTTCTAAGTAAAGGTCAGCGTTCCATACCATGTGTGGTATTTGTATGTAAATTATTATTGCCATGACAACAAGTGACTTTGTGGTATGTCTTTCATACCATATCCAAAATCTGTCCCAAGTGTTCACTTGAATATTCCCCATGACCATAACAGTATTTCAATTATTTTGTTCATCTACAATCACTAATTATTCCATCTACATAATCACATTGGTTGGGAATCCAACTAGGTCTTGGATAGCCAAATCCATCTTCACCGTAAATTTTGATTAACATTTGTATGTCTTCATGTTGAACTGACTTTGTTGTGTTTTTCCAAATCTCTAATGAATGATACATGATAGACCTTTCTTGACATTGACCTGCCAAACATGATGGATCATGTAAGTAATAATGCCCTAAACCTAATCCATGTCCAAACTCATGCAGCAATATATTTCTAATGTCAATCATATCCAAATCTTTTGGTTGTAATGTTAGATTCACTTTACTGTCACCACCTATTGATATTGTAATTTTCTGTGGTGGGTAAGCTTGTGTGTATGTTGTGATAAAAGAATACTTGTGGCTACTTTTAGAAAAATCAAATCCTGTTGTGCCAAGTGATGAATCACCACTCAACTGATCAAATGTTAAAAATATATCACATTCAGGAAAATCTCTAGGTGTTTTTTTATCATGTGTATGAAATGGATATTCATATATGGGAAAATCCCAATTTCCATTTGTTGCTTGATTAAGTTTTAGTTCCCATTCCCAAATTGCTGAACGAGTTATGTCATACATATACGGATAGAATAATGGTTCTAATTCAGGATTAGGTGACATAATACAGGACACAGGATTATTGGTTTGGTATAATCCAAGTGTGTCCATGTAATCACCAAATGCTAGTCCCAATAGTCCAAAAATTAAAAGTGAACAAACTACTGCATAAAGTGCTGCAAAGATATACATCTAATCTGCCTGTCTGCTAATATGTTCTAATAGACAAGATTTGCACATCAATTCGTCATGTTCATGACAAGAGCAATCACAAGCCATTTTTTCTTCTCATTAGCCATCTTGTGACAGCTTTGTAAATTCTAGGATTCCATCTTCTTTTGCCATATTTGTCTGTGATTCGTTTAATGTCATATTTGTTAAGATGTAGTTGTCCATTGTAAGACCACCACATTACTGACTTGCTATTGTTTGCGTCATGAGTTAGTCCCAAAGAATGTCCTATTTCATGGATAAGGACGTGAACCATATTCCAAGTCTTGATTGTGGTTCTTGTGCCAAATGGGTATTGCATTGGATATGCTTCATGTGCATTTACAGGGTTGCCATTTAATGACCAAAGATAGTCTTCATTGAATACTATTTTTCCTGCATGGCTTGTTTTAGGATAATAGGCATAAGCCAATGTGCCTTTTTTTAGGTGTTCATCATTTTCGCTTTTGACGAAATTAATGAAAATGTCAGGGGTTTTATTTCCCCTGACACTCTTTAATTTTAAAGGTATTTCAAAATTCCATGTTGACATGGCTAAATTTACTGCCTTTGTTTCTAATGCTCTACCCTTGATGTCTTCACTATCAACTTGTAAAGCATAATAGACAACCTGTTTATCCCATTTGTGATTCCAATGTGTCTGATCTTCCTCTGAAAATTCTAGTTCACCATTGTTGTCACGAACATAACAAATTGCCATAATATAAAATAAAAAAAGAGAATAAAAGAAAAGTTGGTGTCACATTAAGGTTTTTACCTTTTTCATATCCTCTTGCAAACCGTAGTTTGTTGGATATTTTTCCATATACTTTTCGATAGTGTATATGCTCATTTTTTCACCTGTTGGTTCGAGCTCAACACCGTTGTGGTCGCCAAAGTAAATGTCATTTCCATGAACATTTTCTTCCAAACCGTAGATAGAGTATCTACCATTTCGTTTACCACCTGTTGGTTCGATAATGATTTCCTCAACAAACCCTCGTTTGTTATAGGTTTTATGATACCATTCGGCTTTGCATACCACAATATCACCTACTTGATAATTTGGCATATCAAGAGATAGTATTTTTCAGTATATATCCTATTCGTTTCTATGTTTTATCATATCTGCACTTGCTATTCCTAGAATGGCTATGATTGCTGCTGCAAAAATGTCAGGGCTAATTCTTTCAATAACCCCACCTAATGCAACTAAGCCTGTTCCACAAGCTAATGCTAGATATCTTAGTTTTCCTGTGTCCATATTACCAAAAGGCTACCCACTTGAACTTAAGAAGTGGTTGTCGCATTTCCATAGCAAGGTCTTTTCTAACCATCATGTGGTTAAACCAATCAGCAATATCTATGCCTAACATTTCACCTTTTTTCATATCTTTTGGTAGCACCACTGTCAAAGTTTTAAACCAATTAAACTCATCAATGATTTTTTTCATTTCAGGATTGACATTATTTGTCATGTGCTTTGGGGTAATACTGATAAGTTTTGCAACTTTAGCCACATTGTATGTGGTTTCTTCCAAGATGTATGCCATAAGTTTCTCAAATTCCCCTACCTTTTGGCGTTGATCTTGTTGTTTTTCAGCATGAATCATTTTAGCTTCTGCTGATTTTGTGTCTTCATTAATTTTTTTACACATATCTTCTGTGTAGATTTGTTCCAATGTTTCTGCGATTGGTCTATAACGATAATATTTTTTCACTTGGTCTTCTAATAATGCACCCATATCTTTACACAGATTAGCTTGTCTGATTAGCATTTCAGTGTGTGGGTTTGCATAAGGATCAATTTCTTCTTTCTTTTGTTTTTCTTTAATGCTGATTTCATAATGTGCAGTATCAGGTTCTTGTTCTGTTTGTTGTTCTGCAATAGTGTAATGTTTTCCAAGTCTAATCATGTCACCACACTCACAAACTTTTTCAAACTCATCACCAACAAAATTGTGTTCATGAGCTCTCACAGAGGTAGAGCTAAACTTAGTTCCAAATTCACTGTGTTTTTCTTTTTCTGTAAAAAGGTCATAAAACCGTTCATTACGAACATACTTTATGCCGTTTTCTATAAGTTTGGCGTTGATATAAGTAGCAAGGTCTTTTAACTTTATACCATTAATCAACCCTGATTTGACCAATGGACGTGACACATCAATGAGTTCCTTAACCAACTCTGTCTTGGTTTTGTAATCTCTATCACTAACGTCTTGCAGTTTAGCAATTAGTGTATCATGATGTTGTTTTAGCTCATCTAAGTTATCGTCCACTACATGACATAAATAACAGCATAATAAATGGTTGTGCTAATCAGAGCAATCAACTTCGCCACCACATTTGAAACATTTTTGATGGCATGGTTGAATATCTACTAAATCAGCACCACATCTTATACATATTGTGTATGTGGTATTCTCGAATATTTGTGAAGACATCTGCTTCCAATAGGTAGCCCAACATTATAAGGGAAGTATGTTAGAAAATCAAGTCCTGTTCGAACCACATTATGCGTTTTATCAGATTATGTTCCTGTTCTATGTCAATATCTTCTTCCGTATCTGTTATGATTTTATGAAAAACTTCATGTGATAATGTTGAAAGAATGTTTGGTATGCACTCTGAATGTGGTCTTAGATAAATTGCAATTCTGTTTGTGTCTTCAAAATATTCACCATAAGTTGAAACATCATCTTCTGCCATTAAGATGAAATCAATTTTTACTGCACCTTTCATAATTCTCGTTAATTACGGTAGTATAACTTTACTTTTCTCTCGTTAATTATTGTGTAGTCTTCATGCCCTAACATACCTTTTTCATATAGATATTGTAATGCTTCCCTAGTTCTTCTGATGTTAGTGTCTGCAAAATCTTTGTCTTTGATTAGTTCTTTGTGAACCAACTCACAGTAGAATTTGTATCTTGGTGGTAATTTTTCAACTAACTCTATGGTCTTGTCTTTGATAGTTTTCTTGCTGTCAAACTTAGCCCATGATGGTATTTCATAAACTATTTTTTTAGTCAATTTTCTAGTTCCCCACAAGCTCGACAATAAAATTTGAACTCTTTAAATAAAAAATTAAAGTGCCAACTACATTGTGATGATTTAATCAATAGTGTTTCACCATTGGTGTCACGTCCACATCTTCAACTATTGGATTAATGTCAATGTGTCCATTAGATTCTACAATTACTTCAACCATTCCAATGTCTGGCATTGTTGGTAAACCACCTTTATACATAAATGGATCAGGTAATTTCCATGCAGGTGTAGAGAATATCATAGTGTTTCTAAATCTTGCTTCTGCATAGTAATGTACGTGTGACCTAACCATTACATCTGTGTGGAATTTTCTTTTGCTGTGATCAAAGTGCATTTTTACCATTTCAACAGCTAGTGGTGTAGTCCTATATTGCCACCAACGTGAAAAACCTACATGATGAGTTGCGTTAAATATTTTGTTATTTACTTCAAAGTTAATTTGATAATCTGTTTTTCCTTTACCACCAAATGCCCTGTATTGGTCAGCGTTTAATTGATTGGCAGTAATTTCTTCAAAGTTTGTTCCGTCTAAATCTACATGATATGGTGAACCTCTTGTCATTAGCATATTGTCATAAGGTATTATTTTGATACATTTTGCAAAATCGTTTATTTCATCACCAAGATGGGTTGTCCATAATCCCCTGCCTAATGAACGTCTGTTGCCACCATCAATAGGTTCACCATTAACTACAAACAAAACAGGTTTTTTGGTAATTTTGTCAGGTATCTTTTCAAAGATTTCCCACAGGGCTTTTTGTTGACTTGTTGGTTTTATTTCTAAACCATCTTCCCTTTCAGGATTTGGGCTACAAAGTGCGTATAAACTACCACAATGAAAATCACTACCAAACAAAACAGACTTTGAGGACATTGATCTACCAAGTATTCTGATAGCACCATCTACTGTCATTTTGTTTTTTTCAATATACTTTATCAGCTTGTTGTGCATAATATCAAGGTCTGATTTTTTACTCATTATTACCACCTTTCAATAGGGCATAGATTTTCTTGCTTTTTGGTGTTCTTGGTTTTGTCCTAAGTTTTGTTCCACAACATTCACACCTTAGTCTATCGGTATCAAAATAAACCCTGCATATAGAGCAGAATTTTTGTCCTAATGCGTATCGTAATCTATTTGACGAACCACCTGCTTTTTTTCTAATACAAATTCCCTTGCAAATGTTAGACATCTATTTTTCCTGTCAATGCTGCGTGAATATAGTCATATTCTTTTCTAAATGTTAAGTCTTTGTCAAACAGTTTTTCAGCTCTCGATAGCCATATTACGCCCATCTTATCTATTTTCTCGTTCATCTTTCTTTATATCACCTATTGCTACTATTTTTTGAATAAATGAAAGAACAATAAATGCAGACAAGTCACCAAAACAATTTTTGAATCCTGTAAATTTTGCTAGTGTTTCATTTATTGTAAACCATAACAATCCTGCCCTAGTATATCTTCTGTTTCTTTCCCTAGTTTTTGCTTCTATTGATGATTCACTGTCACAAATACCATGTATTGCTTCCCCATCTAATTCAATGTAAACTTCCTGACCTGCTACCTGCACAACAATATCACAATTATTAATTTGATAGTATTTTTTATCAAGATATATCTTACGAACTGCCATATCTTGCTCTATTACCCTACCACAACGGTTGCAAAAGACCAAGAAAACGTTGCGTTTAAAGGAAAAATGTAGTTCTGCCAAAGCCATGCAGATTTGGTCAAGCTTTTCATCATCAGAGTTTCTCTCTGATTTTCTCTGCTTACTGCGAATTATTGATTTTTTTCCTTTCATTCTGCCATCAAACATTCAGGACATTTCTTTTTTAACTTATGATTAGGTTTCAGAAGTTTACCACATTTTGAACATGGGACATCTACCATCTTAATCGTGTTTCATTATTAGCCTATGAAATGTAAGTTCTATTAGACCGTCCTGTGTGTCAATGAAGTGTTTGTTGCATTTTTCACAATTCATGAACTTTAATCCTATGTCTGTTTTTACGCTTATGAGCTAAACAATCTTTACAAATTAGTGAATCAGCAAGACTTGAAACCATCTTTTTATTATTACATCTAACACAAAATACATAGGTGTAATCACCATATTTTGGTAAACCCCTTCCTCTACATTTTATACAAAAATAATACTTTATAGAATATTTTGTTTGACGCTTCAATTCAAATGATGATAATTTTCTTCCACAATCTGCGTTTACACAAATATCAGATGATTCTATTCCTATTGAATGTGGCATATTATACACCCTTTGGTTTAGTCTTAAGAGGTTGTCGGTTGGCTACACCACATTGGGGACAAGTTATATCTGATAGTTTAACCTGTCTGAAACAATTTCTGCACCATCTTTTCTGTGTCTTGTCTTGCGTTGCGTGTTTAGTTCTATGCACAGTTTCTTTCTTTTTGTTATAATCCCCTGCTGTAATCCACACACCGTAAGATTCTTTATCACTATTCTTCATCATCACTCAAATAGAAAATAAGATGTTCTTTTTTGATATGCTCTTGTAATTTTGATATTTTCATAGGGGTTCTTTTGTCCCATGCACACCATTTACACACTCTTTCTTTTTCAGGTTCTTCTAGCTTATGCACTTGACATTCATGTGGTCTTCCTTGTCCTTGATGAAATAATCGCCATTTACCTGTCATTTCATGGTAATCCCTATCCCATACTAACTCATCAGATTCAAAATTACAAAACTTACACTTTACCATACTATTCCCTTTTTAGTGGGTATATGTATAAACTTCCTTTAGGAAAAAGAGAGAGAGATAGAGAGTAATCATAATAAAATTTTCTTTCTTTCTTATCATAGGTAATGGAAGGGCATAAGTCTAAGAGCATTGGTTTGAGTTTGAGAAACCATGCAAGTGATATGCCTGTTCTATCTAATAGGTTAGCAGTTGTGATTCCTCTCTCTCTCTCTCTTTTTATTTCTGCTTCACAAGTCCAACACTGTTGTTTCCATTTAGTAGTGTTGAGTTTCTTCTTAAGTTCCTCTGCTTTGCGTCTTTGTTTCTCTGCAACTGTGATAACGTCTTTATCAAAAATTGTTTTACCTGCCATTCTTTTTCTTAAGAACACCTAGTATATCTAAGGCTTCATGGGTTATTTCTTGACCATCTAGTGTACGAAATTTGAGCTTTCTGTTATCTGACCATGCTATCAATAATGTCATTTGCCATTTGTTTTTACAAGCTTGAAGTTCTTCCCTTTCCTTTGGTGGGACATATCCGTTCTTTTTTGCCTGTATTCCTATGGTCTGATTAAACCACCCTGTTTTTACAAATGGTGGAATTGCTGTGACATCTGTAAGACCTTTTGACTTTGGTGAACGTACAACAAAATAACCAAGTTTTCTGAAAAATGCTACTACCCTCATTTCAAAGCGATAGCCTATCAGGTAGTTCTTATTGACCAACCCTTCTAAAATCCTCATTATGACAGGAACATCTACAATGCTTGTCACATTTCACATTAACACAACTTGTGCATTTTAATTTCATGCGTCCCCACACGTTTCTATTGAACGTTGAATACGTTCATACTGTCTTTCTCGTTCCATTTCAATAAGTGAATCAATGTCTTCTTCTTCTGAATCTTCTTTATGAATAGGATAACTTTTCAATTCACTTAATAATTTTAGGGTTTTTTCATCAAGTGGATTGCCATCTTTATCAACAATCACAATAGGTATTTTTTCGTCTTCTTCTGTCATTTCAATGTCTTCCCACACTTTAGACATCTTTTGACGTGTTCAGTGTCCCAATTTTCATGACAGCAAATCATTTGTATTTTCTCTTTCTTGTTTTAACAATTTCTTCATCTTCAACAACCTCATCATCTTCTGCAATTTCTTCTTCTTCTTCTTCTAATGGAATTATGCCAACATCTTTTCCCATTAATGATTCTCTTAAAAGATTGTAATCTAATAATAGAGATAAAACAAGTTCCTTATGTTTTCCATCTATTTCATTCCAATTTTTATAACTCAATGTTTTTTCAAGTAATGCTTCCAAATATCCTATTTCATCAAATGGCTTTCTTCCACTGACCATTTCAGTTTTAACTTTGAAGAAAAGTTCAATTAATTTTTTGTAAAGGTATTGGTTTTCAACTTTTCCTGCTTCTTTTTCTCTATCGTCAAAATTCATATTCCATACCCTTTATCCATTTCACGTTTGTAAGCTTTTACTAATGCTGTTCGTAAATGTTCATCAGAAAAGCCTGATACTTGAAGAAATTTTTCCATAGCTTCACGAAGTTCTGTATGAGTTAGACATTCTTCGTATGTCGAATTTATGAAGTCGTCACAAATTTTACACATTTGGTTTTACCTCTCTAGCCTTCTTCTTTGCAGCATAATAGTTTATTGAATCCTTTCGTGTATATTGAATTAGGAACTTGATTGGTTTGTCAGGATCATGTATTTTTTGGTGACAGTGAAAATGCACATAAGCAATTATTTCAGGATCATAAGATACGTGGTGTTTGATCAGTTTGTTGCCATACCCATCTTGTGGCTTCATAAAGCACACAATGCACATATCAGGAGTGTTTAGGTATCTAGGCATTTGCCCTCACTATTGCCATTGTTTTTTTCCATGATAATGTAGAATGTTTTTTTCCACGTCTTTTGCTTTTTTGTCTTCCACTCATAATAATAACCTCTTATCTACCATTGGTGAACCCACATTGTTTTCACCTGCAACCCATTTATTGCTTTCATTTCTTGGTTCTGTTTCCTCTGTGCATAATGAACACTCAAATGTTTTTTCATTACATAGAACACCATGCTTTACACACTTTGGCACAAATCTCACATCTGCTTGTTTGTGAGAAAAAGGGGAAGGAAGACTAGGTAGGTCATTCCCATTTGTTTCCTCTATTCCTTTAACTGCATTGGGCAAAACCGAATTGGAAATGCGTGTTTGAGAACCTTCTGAATGAATAGACTTTGCAGTATTACCCCATGTTTCAGCAGGTTTAGAGGAAGCTTTTTTGAACTCGACAGGGTATGGCACATTACCACCACATTGTATGTAGTTGGTTATCATGTGTCCAACTATCATTCCCTTTTTGTTCACATCAGTTTCGTTCACATAGTCATTGAACTTGTTGCGTAGTGCCATATAGAATATGGCAAATTGGTCTGTGTCGTCACCTAAAGTTTTTTCACAAGCGTCAATCTTTTCCTTTAAGTCAGGTAGGATTGTTGATTGTTCTGCACTTGTAGGTGGGTTATGAACGAAGCTGTCACCTTCTTTTTTGATGTGACCACTACCGTCAGGATTTTTCCAACTTAGTCTTTTGTTGCCTTGATACTCGGATTCTACTGCCTTGAGTACGACAGTAATTCCCTTTGTGGCACATTCAGGACAAGGTTTTGTTTCCCCTACGGTTTGTGGTCTTGGCATATAGCCCATAACATTAGTGTAGAAATAATGGGTTTATAAATATGCGTATTTGGGTGTATTCAGTATAAAAATAAAAAAAGATTAGAAGGCAGTTTGATTCATTTTATGACCATGTTTCATGTCTTTCTCGGCTTGAAGTTCTTCTTCAATCATCTGTGGTATGTTTTTGCGTATTTCATCAAATCTTCCACCTTCTGCAAAGAACTCATCATTTTCACCTACAATTTCTTGTAAGTATTTTATGTGTTCTTTGTGTCTAATTTTTTCTTTGATTGTTTGTCTGTGTGCTTTTTCTGCTTCTTCTTCCATTTGTTGAATTTTTTTTACTGCTTCTTCCATTTGTTGTTTGTATATTTTTTCCATGCTCATACAATGAATATACATGAATACCATATAAGCATAGATAATTTAGTATGCCTTTTTGTCATACTATTAGGCACAAATCGGTTCTATTTTTTCAACCGTTTTTTTGCATAATCAAAGTTTTCAGTTCATCTATCTTATCATACATTCTTCTATGATGGTCGTCAGCACTCTTTGTTTCCTCTACTATTTGCTGTTCTAATTCTGCTATCTTTGCCATAGCCAAATTACTATTCCTTTCTGCACAGGTAAGCTTCTTTGATATGAACCAAGTAGCTGCACCAATACTTGATACGATTGCTATTATGTATGATAAATTTTCTAGCACTATTTTTTACTTGGTTTAGGCTTATTGAGAACTTCTTTAAGTTGTGCGTTCTCTATCTGTAATGCTCTAATTATTTCCTTATCACGCAACATTAGTTTAACGTATAGGGTTTCTGCGTCATTGTCCATAATTCAACAAAATTTTTACAACTAATTAGGATAACTATGTTGCAAATGCTTTTGCCCATGTGCCATTTGCTCTAATCCATATTCTAAATTGTCCTGATGTTGAATAGTATTGAACACCTACTGCACCGTTTTGATCACCAAACCAACCATTCAAATCAGAATCAGACGGTGTATTTTCTGTATTAGAAATGTAAGGGTGTATCATACTTCCTTCACTACCAACTGTTAATGCAGAATTTTTTACTTGATAACCAATTTCTGTTGCACTTTTTGAATAAACCATATCACCACCTAACAAACTAAATCCTGTTGTAGTCATTGTAAATTCTGTCGTTCCACCAATTTGAAAATTATGACTATCACCTGTATTTACATTGTAAAGTAAACCTGTCGAAGATTGTGAAATGTCATGGCTATAATCATTAAAGTAAATATTTCCACCTAGATAGAAATTTTTCCAAGCTGTTGACGAGTTTCCAATATCTCTTGTATCATCAGTGTCAGGATCAAAATCACCATCAACAATTACTCTAGTATCACCAATGCTCATTTTTCTATCGCCATCAATTTGAAATTCATACCAATCATTATCGTCAGTGATGTTAAACAGTAAACCATCTGAATGATTTAATGTGCTACTGTTTTGGTCAGTCCCAAAATACAATCCACTTGAGAGATATAATGTAGCCCATTCCATTGATGTAGAACCCAAGTTTTTATTTCCACTTGCAGAAGGAAGCAAATGAACATTTACTGCTGTATTAGCCACCAAGTTTGAAAGATTAACATTTGCACCTGATGTTCCTGCTTCTAAATCAATTACTGTGCCATCTGATTTTTTTACACTAAGATTGTCACTGTTAGTTCCATCTACAAATAATGTTCTAGCACCACTAGATGGGTTTGCAGGTGTTGTAGATGAATCATATTGTGCCAATACAAGTTTGGCTTTTCTTGCACTACCACTTGCTATTGCTACACTATCAGTAAAAACTATTCCAGCTTGTGATATTGAAACTTCCTCTTGTGAACCACGATAAATTTTGAATGTGTCACTACTTTGTTCAGGTATTCTAATTTGTAATCCGTATGCAGTATTATTGGTGAATATTGCTTCAATACCATAGTCATTTGTTGTAAGTGCGTCACTTGCACCTGACTTTGCAGCAAATCTTAGTCTATCTACATTTGTAATATCAAATGTGTTCATATCTAAATCTGTTTCAGAAACTTGGAAAACCCCACCACTAGAACCTGAACCTGAACCTGAAACGATTGAACCACCTTGACTTTGTGTGATAGTTCCCTGACTAGCCAAACTGTATAGTGTTTTATTTTGTTCCTGTTGGTCTTTCAGTTTATTGCCAAATGTTTTTCTCTCTTTTGCTTTACCTGCCATTATGAAAACCTCTTAACACCCAATATCTTGCGAACAAATCCACCACGACCACCATCTGTGCCATTGATAGTATAAGTAATTTTTTTAGCTACTAATTTTATTTTATTTGTTGCTTCACCTGTTCCCTGTTCTGCTGATGGAACTTCAACAACCTGTTCATCTTCTAAGAAAAATGAATCACCAAATCTTAGATTAGCAGGACATTCACCTTCTGTTTCTATCTCAAATGCTTGGTATCTGAATTTTTCAATTTCTAATTGTGATTTTGCGTCCTGTTGTAATTGTGTGTAGTTGGTTGTGTATGGTCTTTCCATGAATATTGGTTCAATATTTCTGCCTGTGACAGTTCCACTAGAAGCTGTTAGTTGTTTTGTAAAGTGTAAATTGTCAATAGATAGCCTAGTTCTTTGGTGGAAACCGTCACTTAATGTTGCTAATGGTGTTAAAAAGTCCCAAGCATTGTTTATTTGTCCTTCTTCTGCTGCAAATCTACCTACTTTATCATAGGATTCCATACATTGAATTGAAATCATTTTAAGATTTTTCCACTCAAATACTTCTAATACCTCTAGTTCAGGTGTCACTAAATTGGTCACAACATTACCCCATCTTTTTGCTGCCCTTGCTCTGTAAATTTTAAAGCCTGAAATTGGTAATGATATGTATTCCCATTCTTCATTAAATGCAACCTCAAAGTCCTGTGTGACTACATTATCTGATGTGTCATAACAGGTTGCTCTAAATCTAAATTTACCTTTGAATGGAAAAATTTCTTCATTACTACTACTGTTTATGAAAAAATATTTGAACTTGATAAAGAATGATAATGCTTCCAAAATGCCTAGTTCTTCTGTATCACTTGCGTTAAATCCTGTTTCCCCTGATGGTGTTAAGTGCATATTATTGGTGTCAAGGGTGGGGTTTTTGTATAAACTTCCTACTGTATAGCCTGTTGGTAGATTGTCTGATGTAGTTGGATATGGAAATTTGAAACAAGCCCAAGCACCAACTGCATAGTATTTTCCTGTTGTAAATATTCCACCTAACCATGCTGTGAAAGTATCAAAATGATATTGCCATGCTGTTGCAGAATTTTTACCGTATGAATAATTTGATGTGCTTGAACCTGTTGATTTTAATGATGTAGCTACCCCATCTTCACTAAACACACTAATTGCAGGGTGAAAACAATCATTTGATTTGTCATAGGTGGCATTATCTACTACCCAACCTGTTGACGTTCCTTTCCAAACATAGTTTTTACCTTCATTAATTACTGCTACCTGTGTTCCTTGTGATGGATTTGCTGACCATTGATACATGGTTGACGCTGCTGCACCGTTGTATGGATAGTGTTGTTTCCATTGACTTCCATCATACTGCACAATTACATCTGTAAAGCCTGAAAAATCACCTGAACCTGTGCCATTAACTAACACTCGAAGACCACGATAGTAGTTTCCGTTCAATTTTAATTCAGGTGGAACTGTGCTTGTTGTCTTACAATCAACCCAAGTTCTAAAATGTTTTTCATCTTTAATCACTAAGTTTCCGTCCCAACAACCATGCCAATCAAAACTGATTGTATCTGTTGGATTCCAACCTGATGTGTGGTCAGGTGTTGTATCGTCAGGGTTTGAACCTGAACTTGTCATTAATTTATAGCCATCACCACCGTCATTTCCTGAACCACTAGATGATGTTATTTTTGTTAATGTTGATGTGTATGGTGAATAAATAAAATCTTGACCTACCAAATTACCAAGCTTAATTTCGTCCCACTGACTAGATGTCCAACTTCCTGATGTTGTTGTGTTTGCCTGATATTTTTTACCGTCTGTGTATAGAACTCTAGCACCACTAGGATATGATTCACCTGATTGCCAATCAGGAATTAGTAGAAATGCGTCCTTATGTCCTCTAAACTTTGAGGAATTTGTTGGCATTGTTCCGTATGCTTTTGCACCTTTTGCTATCACTAAACTGCCTGTTTCATCTTCTAAAGTGCCATGTGTTGAGTAAATAGGTAGGGTATCAGTAGGATTTGTAATGGTTGGTGTGCTGCTTTGATTCTCACTGTTGCCTGAACTGAAAGTTTTTAGTTGGATTTTGTTTGCGTTGTATGTTCCACTACCCAATGTTAGATCATCAATAAACTTGAACTCATAGAAATCACCTGCACCACCTGCTGATACAGAACTTCCTAGTTTGTTTACTAGCTCTGTTATTCCGTCATAAGCGTATGTTTCTGCTGTTCCATAATCAAAATTATTTGCGTTCCATTTTGGTAATTCGTTAAAATAAGTTGAACCTGAATTAACTATGTTCTGCTTATCAACTGCAACTTGCTTACTGCCTCTTGACGAGTTATACAAATCACATACATCTTTTGCTACATTAAATGCGTTCTCGTAGAAAAACTGTTTTGCAAAGTGTATTTGCTGTAAATGTCGTTCCATACCCATGAGGTTTACAACCAATCTAATGCCTTCCGTAATAGTTTTCTTCTGTTCTAACGAATCAACCTCGTATATTTTTTCAAATGTTGCACCGTTTTTGTCTGTTAGTTTGATGTAGATTCTGTCAAACTGATTTATTTTTGGTGTAGTTCCACCGTCTGCTGTGATAAATTGACCGTCCCTTGCGTTTAATTGTAATACTGCTGTGTTAATTTCCCCTGTTCCAACATCTGTCATGTTTTCTATTGTAATTACATTGTCTGTAATATCAATAGGTGTTGGAAATGTCCCTGCACCACTATTGTAGTCATTATCGTAAACATACTTGACTTCATAAGACCATGTTGCCATGTTTATCCTAGTCCTGAAATCAATCCATTAAATCTTAATTTACAGGTGAACATAGACCTGCCTGTATATTCGTAATCATCATCAACATCAAAATGTTCCAAGATTAATCCTCTTGCAGAAGTTGGCACTACATTAAACTGTGCTTTACTGTCATTTCTAATTCCAAATCTACCAAATGGTAAATTTCCACTACCTGATTTTAATGTCTTAGGTTCTCTTAACCAATCTCTAAATTGTGCTATTCCTGCTGCTGCTGTTCCACTAGCTGTTGAATCAAAAAATCCTGTAATGTCATATTCTACTATTGCTAATCCTGTGTCCTGTAATGAGTTTGGATTGTTTGTATCAGGGTTTGGATTTTCCTGTGTGACCAATGACATTGTGACCTTGTAAGTTGAAATGTGAGATTTTGCGTCAGGTGATGAAGCATTTCCGTCAAATTCTACTTTCTCAATACTTCCTGTGGCTTCGGTTTCACCTGTATTGTTTAACCTGTAAATACAAATATTTCCTGCCATTATGGTTGAACCCCTAGTGCTTTATCTTGTAATCCTATTGTTGCTGTTCCTGTTTCTCTAACCTGATTTAATGTATTAACTGTCTGTAAGCCACCATTATTTCTGAATCCACCTACACTTGAAATGATAACAGGATCTAACCCTAGTCTTTGTCTTTGCTGTTGTTCTCTTGTTGCAAATCCGTTTACCTCTTTTCTAATAATTCTTCTATATCGTTTGTCAAATGGGCTACCTACTGCTGTTAGTTGGTTGGCAATAGTCTTGACCAATATTGGGACTAGCTCAACTGCTAATAATGCTGCACCTACCACAGGAATAAACCTAGTCAATAATTTTGGCATTACTTTTGGAAGAAATCGTGTAAGCATTTGTGGTATTGCTGTCATAATTGCTTGTTTTGGATTTGCAGTTGCCATAGCTGTTCCTGCACCCAATGCACCTGTGATATTTCCTAAAGCACCACCTGCCATGTCAGTTGCAGTTGTAAATTTGTCTGCTACACCTTGTCCACCTGTTTGTGGAATCTCTTTTACAGGGGTTTCATCTTTAACTGCTTTTTTTACCTCTGATTCATCTACCTTGATTTTAATCTCTAGTTCTTCTACGTCTGCCATTTTAAACCCCTATGGACGTAGATGTTTTGTCCATGTAATCACGTAATTGTCGCATTAATTCTGCTTTGAACTTTGGATAGCCTATTCTTTTAGTGTCTGTCATAATATTTCTTGCTTCTATTCCTTTAACAAAATGACCTTTAGAGAACATTGAATCACCATCTTCTGTTTCTGAACTTTCAGAATAAATGGATTGTGGACTACCACCACCCTGTTTTATCCAATGAAGTGCCTTTTTATTGATAGGTTCTATCCAATGGTCTTTAGTTCCATGCTCAAAAAATAGGTCTAATGGTATTCCTTTACCGTCCCTGTCCTTGTAATCGACATAAATTTTTAGCTTAACACCTGATGATGATACGTCAGATTCTATGACAAGTGATTGTTTGTATCTCTGTGTCATACCCCTGTCGTCACAAAGCTTTAGAAATTCTTCGCCTATTGTTCTGTGGGCTATTGCAACTGCGTTTCTTCTTAGCCACTCTTGAACTCTAAATGAATATGAATCAAGTCTAAGTCTTGCAATCCTTCCCATCTTAAGTGATGTGAAATGATTTTTGTATTCTGTTTTTTGAAAAAATTCCATTATGATACGCTAAGTGAATCGCCTGTAAGCTGAATCCGTCCTCGCATAACTACACCACCAACACCTTCAAGTCTTGCTACTTCAAGATGTGGTAAAGTTCCTGCTGCTGTTATTGTTTTGGTTTGACCACTAACATTCTTGGCTACAATTTTCCAAGATGTTGATGTTAATGCACCGTTTGCGTCCCTTTGGGTTAGTGTGTTTAATGAAGCGATTTCAGGTGTTGAACATAATAAAGTAAATTGAATGAAATTATCACCTGCACCGTAGAAATAAACTACGCCACCACCACTTGTGGTCTGTCTGTCTATTGGTCTGTCAATATTTACTGTAATATCTTGCATGAGAATGTAGGTATCTGAACCAACCTCTAGGGTTAGTTTTTCATTATTTACAAGTTCTGTGACTTCACCAATATTAGCCATATAGAGAGTTTGAGAAAAAAGGGAATAACAGAACTATTCTACAATTTTCCATTGTATAGTTCTGCCATATTTTGGAATGACATTTCTGTTAGTCTTGGATTCAGGGTGTGAAAATTACTCATGACGTTGTTTTCTAATTTCAACAATCTCGTCATTTGGAAACTCTGCATTACAGAGGGAACATTGGACGTACATCATTTCTTTCCACCTCTTTTGCGTTTTTTGAGTTCTTTCTTGATGTTATTTGCGTTGCGTTGATGTTGTATTTTGTCTGCCTTGTTGAAAGCGTTCAAAGCCAACTTTAATTCTTCAAGTCGTCTTTCTACTAGAACACCTGTGTCTTCTGCACTAATTGGTTTTTTCTTTGGCTTTGGTTTGTAGTCTGCAACCATGTCTTGTTGTTTTGATGTTAGGTTTGTCACATCAACAACTGATGATTCAAGTGGTGTTTCTTCAACAGCAATTTCTACTGTTGCAACACTTTCATCTTTTGGTTGGACAACAAACTGTTTCTTTGGTTTTTGCCACATACCCTGTCTTCGTGTTTCACAGGCTACTGCATTACGCCATGCTTCCCAAAACTCGTCTTCGTCTTCCCTAGAAACAAAGTTCTGTGGATAACAAACAGGACATGGAAATTCTTCATGTAGTTCGTTCAAACGTGGATCGATAGGACTATGGCGTTTGAGCATATCTCTTACTTTTCCATGAATCATGTTTGACAAGTTTTTGTCATTTGGTATTTTCATTAGTTTTGCAATTTGCACTCTGCTATAACCTGCTTCGTGCAAACGTGTTGCAAAATCAATGTCTTTCTTTTCTTGTGTGGTCATTATGAAATTTCTCCTACCATTTTGTAGTCAAGTTGTTGCCACAAGAAAGGACTTACTTGTGTAAAGTAATATCCTTCTTTACCATGTGCTAAACTTACTAAGTCATTTAACACAGTGTTCACATGAGTTGATGGAACACCAAATGCTTTTGCAACACCTTTGTATTCACGACTTAATTCATCTAAGCCTTGTCTGAAAGCAGCAATAACTCTTTCAAGCATAAACTTGTCCATTTCAAGTTCTTTAATTTTTGCAGACATTTTTGACACGTCACATTCTTCTGCTTGGACGCTTTGTGAATTGTTTGAATCCATGATATAGGGTATGTATTCTTGGGTATTTAAAGTATTCTTAGTATGCATAATTAGCATACTATCATCAATCCCCAATATCGTCAAAGTCAGGTTCATAATCAGTTTCACCTATCATCTTTTCAGCAGGTTGTCCTTGTACGATAGATTCTTCAATCCATTGTTTGATTAATGCACAGCAAGTTTCTACCCCAAATGCAAAGTGTCCAAGTGATACTTTTTCACATTCAACCATGCAGAATGGTTCATCATTTAACACTATTCCAAACTGCATTGATGAAGTGTATTCTCTCATATCATCATCAATGCTTTCTTCGCTAAATTCTTTCCAACTTGACAAAAGTGTTTCTGATATGGCTACTAATTTTTTACCAATTTGTAATAATGAATCAACTTCAAATTCTTCACTGTGCATTGTTTCATCATTCCATGTAATTTCAATTACAAAGTGTTCTGTCATTTCTTCAAGTCCTCTCTGATACACTGTGATAAAAATTCTTGGAAGTGATCTTCGCCAATTAATTCTATAACTTTCAAAATATTTTCAGTTGTTTTTTCTAGTCCTAGTTTTTCAAATGCTTCGCCAACTTTTACATCATAACCATAACCTGCAATCGATAATCCTTCTAGTGTTCCTTCAAAGTCAGAAAAAGAAGGTTGGTTGGAAACCTTTGCAGACTTTGTTTTTTTCTGTTCTAGTTTCCAACTCTCTTGAATACTTGCTGCTTTTGCAACAATCTTTGAAAGACGCTTCAACAATGTTTCGTCAAGATACAATGTGCCAAGTGACTTTGACTTTATCACAGCAGTTGTTGCAAACACATCACAGATGATTTGCTCTGACCTCTTGTCTGTTTTCAAACGTCTTGCAATTCTCTTTCGATTCATTTCTACAAAGAATACGGCAGTATTCTAATTAAATCTTTGCCAAATTCTAAAACGGTGTTTAGACATGGGACTTAGAAAAAAATTATTTTTTTTTAAGCTGTGACAATATCAACACGCAAATGTATTTCTCTACCTTGAATTGGTTTACCATCATCACTTGCATTGAAAACTCTAACTCTATCAGGAAAAGAGTAATTACATTTTGGATCTGTGCTGTCAGTTGGTTTTCTTAATTCAAACTTTGCTTTGATTGTTTGCAGAACTAATTTTTGCAAGTTGTCTAAACTCTTTTCAACTTCCCTACCATCTTGTGCAGCGTCAACAATTACAAGAAGATAATGACATTGATGTTTAGTTGCTGTTGTGACATTACTTTCAACAACACCACTTGGTTCTGCTTCTTCCAAGTTGTCTGCGTTAGTGATAAATAAAAATGGGTTTGGGTGTGCTGTCAAACTGTTATTGTATGGTCTTCCTACAAAAACATCTACTAATTTACCTGACCTGCCTGTGGAATCGTAAACTGTTGCATTTGCTATGATAATGTCTTTGATTCGTGTTTTCACAGCATGGTGATCTACTTCTGTGACCATGATTACGAACTCAATAGTTTTTTGTGAACTTTAACAGACATTAATTTAGTTGTCTTTGTGTTTCCTGATTTAGTCAAAACTACCTGTGCTACATAACTACCATCTAGGTTTTGGGTTTGTGATGATGTCATTGTCCAAGTGACAGTTGGGCTAGAAATACCTAATGTTGCTGAAAAAAGATTTGTTAAGAGGTCTTTTGTGACTAAATTTAATGAAGCACCTGTATATGTAGAAATATCTGCGTTAGTTCCGTCAGGATTCACTACTGTGATAACGTATGAATCCCCAAATTCCCCTTGCACAAATTCAATGTCTGCCATTAATACTCATCTGTCCTAATACTTGCAGTTCGTTTTGTTATATCAGAATTACTTGCTCTTATTGTGAACTCACCATCACTTACACGCTTTGTAAGATATGCCAATGCTGCTCTTGCTCTACCTGATAATATTGATAATACGTCTGAAATTGAAACTGATTCAGATATTGTTATGTATCTTACAATAGTTCTTGCTGCAACGTCTGAAACTGTCACTGTCTGTGTAATTGTTCTAAATATTGATTGGACAATTCCAACTGAATCACTTACTGATACACTATCAGCGATTGCTCTAACAGCACCTTTTATTCTTGCTACTGAATCAGAAATTGAAACTGAATCTGCTATTGTCCTTGCAGCACCTTTTATTCTGTTTACAGCGTCAGATATTGATACTGCTGTTTCTGTTATTGATGGTTTAAACCTGTCACTTCTTGCTACTGAATCTGTTATTGCATAAGACTTGACGTTTGTATCAAATACAGCAGGATCAAAGTAGAAAGTATCAAACACAGAACCCAAGTCGTAAATGTATCTGTTTACTGTTGGTGTAATTCTTGCTAAAACATCTGAAATAGAAATTGATTCAGTTAGTGTTCTAATTGCAGACTTTGTTCTTGCTAGTGAATCTGAAATTGATATTGACGATTCAGTTAGTGTTCTAAAGAAAGCTACAACCCTACCCAAATTATCGCTGATTGATGTAGATTCAGTTAATGTCCTGTATTTATCAGATACATCTGTAAGAATATCAGAAACAACCACTTCACCACCTCTTACAGTATCAAAAACATTAGGATCAAATACTGCACTATCGAATCTAGTTAGATATTCTACAATTTCTACTGTATTATGGACTGATGTGTCGAATACTGCACTATCGTAAATTGCAGGATCAAATAATTGTGTAGATGGCAATCATGCTACCTCTGTCCATGCTGAACCTGACCAAATGTAATCTTTGCCTGTATCTGTTTCTGACCAAATTGAGTTTGTTTGAAAACTACTAGGTGTTGTTAATGATATTGATACTGCTGTTCCACTTCCTGCTGATACTGTATTATCCCAAAATTGAACATTCTC